CGGGAATTCCTATTTGGAATCCGTAAATGAAATATTTACTTAATCGATGATTAAAGAGTACTGAATAATTGTTTTCATTAACAATATTAACCATAAATTTATATGCAAATTCTGATTTTTTAGTAAACCAAGTTGTTTTACCATCATATGCCACTCTTGATGGATAAAGATCAAAATTATGTAAAACGTGATCAACATTTTCAAATTTACTCAAAACGAACTGTAACCTATGAATCATTTTAATTCCATTAATATCACCATCCTCAAAATAATTAGAAAAATCAGGATTTTCAATATATTTTTCGGGATTAATGAGGGAATCAATTTTTTGATAGAAATTTTTTCTTTTAAATACAGTACCAGTTTGTGGATCAATAACAATTTCTTTATCATATTTATGTAAAGATTTGAAATCATAAAATGTAAAATTATCCAAAACATAATCTTTTTTCAAAAAGTTTTTAGGATCTTTTACACATACAACTTCGAAAACATTAAACAAAGGTTTATACATGACTAGAAATTTACAATTTTCAATTTCAGATTTTAAAACTGTCATCAAGTCAAACAATAAATTTTTAAAATTATCTAAATAATTATCACCACAAAAGAAAAAATCCAAATCTTTCACTTTTTGTTTTAATAAAACTGATCTACAAAATCCACCTGCTAAATAAGCTTGATATTTTGATAAATCTATTTTTTCAAAAAATTTATATTTGGAATTTACATAGTCATCAAAATCTTTTTGATTTTTAACTTCAATAAATCTTGTTCCCAATGGTTCTTTTATTGTTGGACAATCAAATTCATAAGAAATTGTTTTAAAATTACATTTATCCAATTCATAAACTTTATCAACAGTCTTTTCAATTTCATACATTGATTTGTCAATACTTATTTTCTCATGATAGTCTACATTATATATTTCTTCTATTCCTTCATGGATATAATAATTTTCTTTATCATAATTTTCTTTTTTAGGACCTATTGGTAACAATTCTATTTGAGATTTACAATATGGACATGAATCAAGTGTTTGTTCACTTAGAACAAATCTTGGTTTACAAATCACTTTCTCAGTTATTTTATGAGGCATAACGATATAACCACCAGATTTACTGGTATCTTCCAAATTAATAATACAAGTGTAATCATATTCATTAATATTAGTTTTGTCAACAAAATTAAACAAAATAAACTTGTCCAAAAGAAAATCAAAAATATTTATTTCATTAACATTATCTTTCTCCATATCTTCTTTACATATCTCTAACTGTTTTTTAGTTAATTCCTCAATTCCTAACATTTTGATTATCCCAAACCATAAGGTAAATGGACTGATATTTGTCACAGATATGAAAGCATATTCTATACAATTTTGAAGAATTTCAATGATTTCTTCTTTTTTACCAATAACAGGTGCTGGGGCATTATTTTTAAGATATTCAAGTTCAGTTATTTCAGTTCCATATCTTTTTCTGTCCAACATTAAAATAGATAAATCTAAATATGCTTTCTTTACAATTTTATTAACATCAGACAAATAAACATTCAATGCATCGGTTAAAAAATAATACAAAATTAAATCTGATGCTGCATTGACATTATATCTTCTACTGTAATTTGCTCTAATCCATTGTCTAACACATTGATCATAATTATCATGATCCAACTTTATATTTGTGGGTAAAATTGGGAAAACATAATTTTCCAATTTAAATCCCCCGTTGTTATAACATTTATCAAGCATTCTAACAGGTTCATTACAATGTTTATCATTTAATAAAACGATCATTTGAGAACCCATGCCACTAATTGGAAACGAAACAAAAATATCATTATATTTATTACAAATGCTTGTTTTAACATTATTATAAAGATCAATTTGTGCTTTTTCAAACACTTTTTCCCTGTTATTTCTGTATGATTGAAACAATGTACCTTTCCCAAGATTTCTATTTGCAATATCTTTTGATAATAGTTCTTTAACATCTTGATAAATTTCTGTATTGTCAAACAAATTTGAAAACAATTCAATAATTCCTCTTTGCACAGCCATATTTTTATTCTTAGTCAAATAATAAACTGATAAAGATAAATCATATGACAATTTCAATAATTCATTATCATTTGTTGTAATACTGATTTCATTTTCAATAAATTTAATAAATTCATTTGTTTTATTTTCGTTAAAAACTTTATTTCTAAAAGGAATGAATCCATCTTCTACGATTGGATTATCAAAACTAACAAATGAATTGTCTTCATGGTATTGATTGTACGAATCGAATTTTTTAATCAGTTTAACTAGATTGTTTTTATTTAAAATTCTAAAAAAATGATTTCCAGCACCACAATCTGCATTTAAATAATTATTTTTATTTGGTTCAACTGTAGTAATAAAAATCCTTGTACTCGTTGGAATATTTTGTAACATTTTTTTTATTTGGTCTGAACTGTCACCAATTTCCCCATCTGTATAAATGTAAATATCAACAACATTTTTATTACTTATCCATTCATCCGGGATTTTTTTAAAAGCTTGACTTATATATGTTGATCCACGTGACTTGAAATTAAATTTTTCAATATTTTCAATTGAACATTTATTATTTTCATTTGGAAAATTTGTTTCATCATTCCACAACATCAAATAAATATCATTTATTTTTTTATTCTCAAAATATTTTTTTACATATTGAATTTCTTTTTGTAATACTGTTTTATTACCAATATGATCCTCTGTAGATCCTGAATTATCCACTAAAACTATTGGACATAAATCTGATTCATATTCAATTTGTTCAAAAAATGACATTAAATAATATTTGTTGTCAAACCATATATTAATCAATTTTTTCATAATTATCATTAATATAAATATATTCATTTTGTCTAATTAAACCAAAGTCATTTTTTGGATATATTTTTATTTTATCTTTTAATTTAATACCAATAAAAGATATTGGATTATCCAATTTAGGATTTGAAATAACTAATTCAACTGATGAATTTATTTTTTTATTAATCAAGTTGTCAACAATATTTTTCCAAATCACATTTTTACCAAATAATCCAAATTTTGTGTTTTTCCACTGAAAATCTGGAAACCATTGATCATCAAACACTGTTATCAATTTTGGTTTAGTATTTTTTAAATAATCACATTTTTTGTGGTCTCTATATCTTTGTCTTTCCCAAACTTTCACATTGTTGTAATAAAAATATGGATCACCAGAAAAATGTTTACCACAACTGTCAGATCCTGGAACAAAAAAAGTTGATATCATCCTACCTTTTTCATGTTCTTGTTTTTCATCATCAAAATATGGATCAAAACAATATCCTTTGATATTGCCACATTCTATGGTATTTTTTGGACAAGCGGGTATATATTTTGAATCTTGCTTTGGACAATTTTTATCGTCGTTTTTTTTATCAAAACATTTAAAATTTTCATATTTATAAAAAAATGAAAATAATAGCAAAGATATAATAATTATTATGTACATATAACAAATATTAGAAGTTATTTTAAGAATCAACTAAAAAATAAATTAAACATTTTTCACATTTAGACAATTTATATTCATCTTCACTAAAAAATTCATATATATCATCTTTTTTTAGTGTTTCTATTTTATTATTTTTTATTTCTATGGTTTTATTCAAACAGAAACAACATTTATTGTCTAATTCTTCGTGGTCGTTATCTGATTCTGAAATATTCATTTTTGATTCTTTAATGAGAATTGGATTAATATTTTCTAGTGGAAAAAAATATATTCCAGTTGAATTATTTTCTTTATTATAAAAACTAATCATAAGTGGTAATCCATTTTCATAATTAAAATCTTTAATATAAGACATATCAACCGAACAATCAGCTTTCAGTTCTTTAATAGGTAAAATTGATAAAACTCCATTATTTTTATCACCATTTTCAAAATTATAAAAAACAAATGGATGATTTTTTATTTTTATTTTTTTGCTTTTTTGAAAAATATTTACCATTATTTCTCTATCTGAAGAAAGCTCGTCATATATTTTATTAATAATATTATCTAAATTATCGGTGTTAAAAAATATTGGTGCTTGATATGCAAAAACTGTTTTTTTAGTTTTAAATTCCGCAAAATAATATCCTTCTTTATCATAATTTTTAAATTCAGTTTTATTCAAAAAAATTGATTTATTTCTAAATTCAAAATAGTGTTTATTATTTTTAGGATCATATATAGTTTGATCAAGTCTTAATTTATAGACAATTTCTGACATTTTTTTAATTGACAATATTCTTTCTGTTAATTTTGGTTCAATTACATAACATTTGTATTTATCATTGTTATCTTCAACAAATAAAATATTTTTAAAAAATGAAAATTTATTTGTTATTTCATCTGGTAAGTTATTTAAATCATCTAATGTTATTTCACCATCTTTTATCAAGACATAAGAAAATATATTAGTACGTTGATAATTTAAATGACAATCATAGAAAAAATCCCCTTTTTCTTTTTCCCTACTGATGATTTGATCCATTTATACATTAATTATGACATTTTAATTTTTTGTTTATTATAATGTACCCCCCTCATTTATGGTTCCAATCTATCAGGATCTCTATAAAACAAAGAACCTTTTCTAACATTGTCTAGATTCAAAATATTTATAATCATTCTTTCTAAACCAAAACCTCCCCCTCCATGAGGATATGTTCCATATTTAAACGAATCTAAATAATGTTTAATTTTAGAAATATCCACATTACATTCTTGTGATCTCTTAATTAATTCATCATAATTATTGATTCTTTGTGCACCACTCAAAATTTCCATTCCTCTTAAAATAAAATCATATGAATTAGAATAAATTCCATCTTCGGATAAAGTATAAAATGGTCTTACGGACAAAGGAAATTTATCTAATACAAACAAATCAGAATCAAATTTATTTTTTACAATTTCTCCCAATTTCTTTTCTTGAACACTATTTAAATCGTCATGATCACCAATTGCAATACCTTCTTCTCTCAAATAATTTATAGCTTGTTTATGTTCAATAATTAAAAGATCATTAATTTCTAATGAAATATCATATTTAATAGTTATTTTAGATAATATAAATTTTAACATATTCCACAATATTTTAACAACTTCATGATAATGATTTTTTATTCTCATTTCAATATCAATCCCTGTAAATTCTGTCAAATGTCTGTTTGAATGTGATTTTTCAGCTCTAAATACTGGTCCAATTTCAAACACTTTTTCAAATTCACCATTTATTGTCATTTGTTTGAATAATTGAGGTGATTGAGCTAAATATGCTTTTTTATCAAAATATTTTAATTCAAAAACATTTGAACCTCCTTCACTAGCTGATGATATTATTTTTGGTGTTTGAATTTGAACAAAATCATTGTCAAATAAAAATTCTTGTGTATATCGACAAATATCAGACTTTATTCGAAATATAATTTGGTTTTCTTTATTTCGTAAATCCAAAAATCTCAAATCATATTTTGTATTTTCATTTGAATCAATATGATCACAATTTACTTGAAAACCATTTATTTCAGCCTTGTTAATTACTGATATATTACTAGTTTTAATTTCAAGATTTTTAAATGAACAAGATTTAATTTCAACTAAAGATTTAACTAGAATTCCAGTTACAATTATTAAACTTTCCAATGTGATATGTGTTATTACATTAAAATCATTTTCTGGAATTTCATTATTATTAACTATACATTGAATAGAATGTAAACCATCTCTCAAAATTAAAAAACAAAACTTTCCTTTATTCCTAATATTTTGAACTCTTCCTCTGACTTTTATTGTTTGTTCAATTAAACTATCATTAATTTGACTTGCATCCATAAATATTTTATTTTGATCTAAAAAGTTGAAATATCAATTTTTTGTTAATAATATGTATTGTTAATGTCAGAATTTGTATTGACTGTCGTTAAAGAATTGGGTTTAACTAGAGAAAAACTTGTTGGTGTTTTATCAAAAATAGAAGAAAAATATGTTCATCCATATTTGAATTTTGAAGAATTTATCAAAAACGAATTGGAATATACAGAATATATTCATAAAATTATATTGGATAAATCAAATAAAACAATAAAACCTAACTTTGAATACAAAAGTTTACCCAAATACTCTGATGAAGAAATTTATAAAAAATTTGATGATTTCAAAATTCTAGTTTGTAAGTATTATACCAACGATTTTTACAAATACGAATTTTATGATGTACAATTAACCAAAATATTTGAATATGATAAAGAACTGTGTGAATTGTTGATTTCAAAAATTGATAAAATGTCAAACAAAGAGAAAATTGCAGATATTCTATTTTATAAAATAAATCAATTACTGATCTATTTACCCATCAATAATAAGTATTTCAATAATTACTATACAAAATATATATTAAATGGAGAAAAAGAAGAAATTCTAAATGATTTAATTGATAATAATAAATTTATTTCAAATGATCAACTACTTATAAGATTAATTTGTTGTGGTGACGTCAATTATCTTGAAAAAATTTATTCAAAACAAAAATTCGAAATTAAAGATAAATATATTGAATATGCTTTGATATACGGATTTCCTCAAGTTATACAATTTTTAAAAAAATTGGATCATCAAGTTGAATCAAATCCATTTGAACTAAAAAATATAGATGCACACGGGAAAGATAACTGGAAAATTATTTGGAATGGTTGGAGTTGGGGAAATGATGAATGT